GTTCCTTCAATAGAAAAGTATTAACACCAGGAACACTTGATGCAAGTGATAACCTAGTTGATACAGATATCAGTGGAGAAGACGCAGACGTACAAGCAATATGTAACGCTGCATGGACTACACAAGTCAAAGCAGACTATAAAGCAGTCTTAATAGCAAACAAAGATACAGCACCTTAAAATGGCAACAAAAACTTGGCAAATCAACACCCTTCAACGAGAACTAGCTGATGGGTATGTAAATAAAGTAATCTACCGTGTTAACGGTGAAGACGCTCCATATAAATTTAGAGCTACTGGTGAAGTAGATCTTCCTAAGCCTGATACTCTAGTACCATATGCTGATTTAACTGAAGAAGTAGTTCTTGGTTGGATCAAAGCAAAATTAGAAGCAGATAAAGCTGGTACTGTAGCTGCAATTGAAGCTGTTGTAGAGAACGGTGTAAACGAACAGAAAACCCCAACTACAGGTGTCGGTAAACCTTGGTAGGATAAGAATTCCTACTACTCCTGAGTCTCTACCTCCTATGAAGATTGACTTCAAGCCTCCTACAGCTCGGATACCAGGGTATGTACCTATGGTTATTCCTCCGAGTGATTTGGAGGCTCCTGAAGGGGTAGAAGCGGAAGCAACGGAAGAGCCAGTAGCACCTCAAGTACAGATTCCTGTATTAGATATAAAGATGCCATTACCTACAGCAGAGGTAGTGGCAACTGCTACTTATGCAGCTGTAGCAGCTGTAGCCACGACCACTTTAGCAACACCATTCTTCGATCAAATCAAGAAGAAACTACAGAAATTCCTACAAGGTAAAATTGATAAATGGAAGGAGAAGAAAAAAAGAAAGGACTCCTTGGTAAGCTGAAAGATGCTGCCGAGGATCAAGAACACCAAATACAGATTCTTGGTACATTTGTCAGACTTGGCGTAGTTGTTTGGTCAGGCTTTATTATAACCATGAATTATGTTGAGTTACCTATGATTAAGAAAGCTGGTAATTCAGATATCACGTTCGTTGCCAGTGTGTTTACTGGAGCACTTGCCACTTTTGGCTTGTCTACTGGTAATAATAACAAAGACAAAGGCGTGACAAATTGTCCAATGGCTAAGAAAAAGGAAGAATGAAGAAATGGTTAATAACGCTGTTGCTGCTATCACCAACTGCTGTAAAAGCAGAGCTAGTTACTCCCAACTTTACACAGGGGAGTATGAACTCAACAACTACAACGACCCAAGAAATAGTAGAAGAAATAACTACAACAACTTATGGGTCTGCATTAAACAAATGGACTGGAGAAAATATAGTCCATACCTCAGCTTCCTCTGGAGGAATTGTAGATTCAGATTCAATCTTTACAGTTCATACAGCTGGAGATCCCTTCGAGCTAGAAGTGATAACAAGAGCAGCAAGTCAGGTATTATCAGTCGAAGTGATAGACCGAGAAATAGATGTTACTTCTACTACGGTATCCTTATCAGTCTTCTCTCAATAGCTCCTATAAAGGCAGAAGAGAATAATGTTAGTAATCCAGTTGCAGCTGCGACAGGTAATGTAACTAATCAGGCGGTACAATTCCAGAATAATGGGGCACCGTCTAGGCAGCATTACGGTCCTAATATAAGCTGTAATGGGGCTACAATGACATTTTCCCCATTCTATATGGGAAACCATACAAAGCCTTGGGATATTGATGAAGATGGTATGAGACCTTCTAGCTATACTCTAGCTGAGAACTGGGGTGGTCAGATTAATTTCATGGTACCTTTAGATCGTGAAGGTCTTAACAGATGTAGGTCTATAGCTGAGAGGCAAGAAGAAAAGATGCGTCTTGATTATGAATTAGTTAGGGTATTGAAATGTGCAGAGCTGCAAAAGAAAGGGTTTATGCTGAAGCCTAATACCCATGTTTCAGATATGTGTTATGATGTGATACCTATAGCTAAGTATGAAAAAGACAGAGAAACCTCTCTTAAAGAGTATTTTAAAGAAAAATGTACTCCTGTAAAAGGTTTTAAATTACCTTGGAAAGAGCAAGAGTACAAATGTAAAACCATTACTAAAAAAATGACATACGCTAATAAAAGTGCAAAAGAACTTTTAGCTGAGAAAGAAGCTGAAAAAGCAGCAGCTAAACCTAAGAAAGCAACTAAAAAATCCACAAAAACTACTAAAGAATAATGATCCTAATTTTAAAGCCTATCCTTTTCGCATTTATAAAGTCCAAAGCAATGAAGCAACTTGTTGTTGATTTGCTAGAAGGCTTGGCAAAATCCACAGATAACACACTTGATGATCAAGCTGTGGCACTTGTTAAAAAGAACTTATTACCTGAATAACATGAAAAGACCCCCTTCATATGTCAGAGACTCTATGAAAAGGCAGATTAGAGGTGGCAAAGATTATACCATTGAAGACAAAAAGAATGTAATCAATTGGCATAAACAAGCTAAAGGTAAAACAAACAGCGTAAACGCATAATGACTAAAGCTAGAGCAACAGAACAGCAGTTTAATGAACTGCATAATTTAATTACTGAGGAGTTTT